TACTAACAAACTTCAGCAAGTTGTTTCTGCGATAAATGAAAATCATGCAGCTAAGCTTAAAACAGTTCTTCGCAAATATGACACTCTCGTTGAAGAGCGCGCTCAGCAATTTAGCAGCAAGCTTGTCGGAGAGATTAGCAATTATCTAGACTTGTATCTTGAGAAAGCAATTCCCTCTCTTCAACTTGAAGAAGCTGTTGCTAATACATATGCTAAAAACACTCTTTCAAAGATCAAAAAGCTTATCAGTATTGATCCTGAGTATATTAATGAGAATGTCAAAGAAGCTCTTACAACAGGTAAGCGTGCAATTGACGATCTTAAATCTCAGCTTAATGAAAGCGTAAAAGATAATATCAGAATTAATCAAGAGCTTAAACAAACAAAAGCTGCTTTAATTCTTGAGGCTAAAGCAAAAGATTTACCACAACGTAAGAAAGATTACGTTACAAGATTATTGAGTAATAAAGATGCTCAATATATTGAAGAAAACTTTAACTATGTCGTTGAGATGTTCGAAAAAGACGAACTTGAACTTGCTGATGATGTAACTGAAAACGCTACTGCGCGCGCCGTAACGAGAGATGTTGCTCCAGCTCAAACTTCTATTATAGAAGAGAGTGTAAGTTCTACTGACTCTAGCAGAGATGATTCTGTTAGCGGATATCTGACCATAATGAAACAGCAAGAAAAATATTCTGTTTCAGCAAATTAATTAACATTAAAAGACACTCACGATAGTGTCTAGACAATTAAATTAGAAAAATTAAAATTATATGAGTTATTCAAAACCCTCTGCAGGATATATTGATAAAGATTCTGCATCTCAGTTATTAGAAAAATGGGCACCAATTCTTGACTTTAAGTCAGATTCAATTCGCCCAATCACAAATGAGCACACTCGCTTCTCAACAGCTATGCTTCTTGAGAATCAAGAGCAATGGTGCATTAATGAAGCTGGTAATACAGCTGGTGGTGGTGGAGTTTTTGGCAACGCTTCAGGCGGCTATGGACAGTTTAGTACTAATGCTAATGGTACTCCTGCTGATCGATATGCTACTGGAGACAGTCGTTTACCAAAAGTTCTTATACCGATGATTCGTCGTACGTTTCCTGAACTTATTACGAATGAAATCGTTGGCGTTCAACCTATGGCTGGTCCTGTTGGATTAGCATTTGCGTTGCGTTATCGTTATGAGTCTGATCCGCTTGGTGGTCCTATTAATCCATCTCCAGCTCCAGATAATTGGCTTGGTGGTAATGATTCAGCAACTGGCTTATCTACTCGTGCTAATGCTACTCGTTTCCCTGGAACAGTAACAGTTGACGGGAAGAACTATAAAGTTGCTCTCGTTAAAAACGGAGCAGATGCAACTAGTGGAGAAATTGCTGCTCTTGATCCAGGTGAGGCAATCTTAAGATTTCCTGATATGGTTGCATGGACAGAAGATGGTGGCGGAACTCCTGTGCCGCTTAAAGAACCTGAAATTGGTTATCAAGATCTTAATACAAGATTTACCGGTACCTCTTCAGATCGATTAGTTGGTAATACAGACTTCCCGTTTGAACCTAACGATAACGGCGTCGGTGAGTTGCTCAGCGCTTTTGAGCTCTCTAGCAATATTCCACAGTTAACTCTTGAGTTTGCAAAGACTTCAGTCGATGCTACAACTCGTAGGTTAGCAGCTCGTTGGTCAATTGAACTCGAACAAGATCTTCGTAATATGAATGGTCTTGACGTCGATAATGAATTGACAAACGCAATGAGCTATGAAATCCAAGCTGAAATTGATCGTGAAATGATCATGCGTATGATTCAAGTCACTCTCTCAAAGGGTGCTGGAGCAGGATACAGCTTCTGGAATGCAGCTTCTGCTGATGCTCGTTGGTTAGGTGAGCGCAATCGCGATTTCTATGCTAAGATTGTTGTCGAAGCAAATCGTATTGCAGTTCGTAACCGCCGCGGTACAGCTAACTTCATTATTGCAACACCTCGCGTTTGTGCAATTCTTGAAATGTTGCCTGAATTCCAATGGATGACTGTTAATAGCAGCGTCAATACTCAACCAGTTGGTATTGCAAAAGTCGGAACAGTTGGTGGCAGATTCCAAATCTACCGTGACACAAGAACAGAAGCACAAAAAGGTACTCTTTATGGTGGTTCTGGAACACGTAAAGCAGATTTTGAATATGCTCTCCTCGGATATAAAGGTGCTGAATACTATGATACTGGTATCGTGTATTGCCCATATATTCCTGTGATGATTCAACGCACAATTGGTCCTAACGATTTCTCTCCACGCGTGGGCTTGCTCACTCGTTACGGGGTCGTTGACAACCTATTTGGCGCAGACCTCTATTATCACACTATTATTGTTAAGGGTCTCAGCGATCCTACAGCTAATGGTGGCACTGGGTTTGAGCCTAATAAGCGCGTTCTTTATCTCTAAGATAAAA